GCCTCCTTGATCTTCGAGATCAGATTGCTTTTGGGAGCCTCCACTGGCGCGGGCTTTGGTGCCGGAGCAGGTTTCGGAGCGGGAGCGGGAGCGGTTGACGAAGTTGGCGCAGGCTTCGGCGCGGGTGCAGGTGCCGATTTGGCATCTTGCTTCGATTGGCGTTTTCTTGGTGCGGGACGTTCGGCCATAGCAGTTTTTTTCCACTGTCAACGGATCTCAATTTCCGAGAGGCGAAGGGTTCGACCTTCCGCTTTTGCTTTTGCCATTTTGGTTCGGATCTCGATGTCTCGGTAATTCAGATAAGCAGATGCCGCTTTGAGCTGCTCGCCGAACAAAGCTGGCAGAATCCGAGGCCCGCTTTTTGGCTCCGCCATCAAGCTTTCTCCGGCCCGAACCAGTTCCTCGGTGGCCCAGGGTTTCGACTTCTGGAGCTCTGCCAGTTTCTGCGGGTCAATTTTCATAGGTTATTCTCTTTTAGGATTTTCACCAGCCTCCGGGTATAGCGGTCGCCAGATCCTAGCGCGTGTTTTGAAAGTCCTTCAGCAAAAAATTCATCGACGTTTTTCTTTGCGTAGTCACCCCAACCTGGCCTCTCTTTCCGCCGCCACTGACGATAGAGCTTGGTGACTTCTTTGCGAGCATTTCTTGCGCTTCGGCTGGATTTGAGGCGAGACCACTTCGCATGGGCCAGTTCATGCATGACGATATGCCTCGTCGGGTTCGACGTCCTGACAAACCACCCCATATCGTACCATTCCTTAATTCTTCGATTGACGGTCTTTTTGTCCGTCCAGAAGTCTTTATTAAGATAGATCCCGCGAATGTAATTTTGGCTCTTTCCGCCTTCGTATTGCACGGCCAGCGCACCGTGGAAATCAGAAGGCAGGACCTGGAAATCTGCGATTTTAATGACTCGCTCGGAGACTCCGCCGAAGATGCTGGCAAATCGGCTGATTGCGGATTGAATATCTTTTCGAAGAACCGGATCGGCGATAGTAGAGAGACTTTCAGCGCCAACTAACGTTACATCATTTTTGGTCGAACGCTCAACCCGAACGCCACCCGCTCCAGATCCTCCCTTCCGCTGTCCGCTCTTTGCCATCTATGCCAAGTTTAGCAATGTTAGGGTTTTTTGATAAACTCGGCGATCACCTGGGCGGTTTCGGCTTTTTCGGGTAGAGGATCGAACGGATTTCGTCAGAGGAAATTCGGCGAACCGATCCATCGGGAAACGTTACGTTCGTGTAGGTTTGCTGGGTCGCCATATCGTACCTAGAGGTCGAAAAATCGTAACGGTATCCTCGCTCAGCGAGAGCCTCGCGAGCCACATCGACCGAAAGCCGCCTCTTGTCTTTCGGCAGCTTGACCCGGTATGGCCCTTCAACGACAATCTGCGATTCCTGAACGGCCTGGGCGATTGCTGCCGTCGCTGTCGGAGCGGTTGTTTCTACGGTTGCAGGCGCGCTGGAAACCGACGTTGGATTGGCCAGCGGTCCCGCGCCAGATCGACCAGCGCCCGCTCCAGTTGTCCGGGATGAGCTTTTTGCCATAACTCTATTCTTCTCCTGTTTCTCTGTCGCCGCCAAGCAATTTCAGCATCAACGCGGCGGTGACTTGCATGGCCTCGCAGTCAAAATAGTGGTTCGCTCTTTTTCCGATCCGCTCCCAGAGGTATTTGTCCGCTTTTTTGACTCGGCGCTCGCTCTCCAACTGCTGGAGGTAGTCCGGCGATGCGTCGCCCGCAACTTCCCAGGTTGGTCCGCCGGATCCAGATCTCAACCGGGCCAACACATCTTTGACGTTCAGATTGCTCCAATAGAATACCGAACAAGCGAGCGTCGGAGTGAGTGCAACCTTTCGCTTCTGGGAATAGAATCGCCAGACCTTTCGCCCGTTCGGCAAGCGATGCTGGTAGGTTGTCCGAGCGTCGCCCATGAGAGCGGTCCATCGTCTGGCAGCGCACCCTCGGTAGACGTCGTAGGTGGCATAACCGGCATCAACGAAAACAAGCGAAGGGTGCACTTCCAGCCTTTGGGCTAGGTTGGAAACATCGTCGAAACTGATCAGTTTTTCGTGCCACAACAGCCTCGAAGATCCGTCGGCGGCCCAGCTTCTGGCGACGACGAAAACGTGATCCATTTGGCAGTCGACCGTGATAATTCGGAGCTTGGCGCTTGCCATCGATGCCTCATAGGGTGCAGGCAGCACGTGGCCTGACTTGTCTAGTGCGGCCTCCTTTTCCCAGTCGTCGCCCAGCTTATAATCCGACTGGGTCAAATCGACCGAGTAATCTTCGTAAGCCTCGGCCCACGGCTGGCCGAGTCGTTTCTGGTAGAAAATCTTGAGAGGCTCGATGTCGCCAAGTTTGGCGCTTTGTTTGGCTCGGAGGTAAAGCTCAGCGAGCCTTCCCCAACTCATGGCGCACAAGGCGTTCCAATGGAAGCCTACGTTTTCGGGCGATGCGGTTGGGTTCTGTCGAGCGTAACAACCAGCTTGGTTGAGCCGTTTTCTGGTTCGGTCATCATCCGGGAATTCAGCCTGGCAGGCGGAACACAACATGACCGTCGAAGCCCTGACTGCTGCGTAATCCCAACCTTGCTCAGTTCTGGCATCAGCGGACCATTTGATTTGCTCCCATTGGTATGGCTGACGCGTTTGGCATTCCGGGCAAGCGAAGGTCCATTCCCTCTGATCGGTCATCAGGTGCCGTTTGGTCATGTCGTCATCGGCGTGACCGCCCTGAGACATGAACAGGCACTTGCCGAGCCAGCCAAAGGCCGTGACCCTGGCTTCGGCTTCGGCCATGTGGCCCGTTGGCCACCTCCAGCATTCGTCGCCAATGAGCCACCTAATTGACCTCCGCTGAAGGTTGGTTTTATTGTGAGCGCCTAACACCCACAATGTCATGCCGTTGGTGAACTGCTTAATCGCGGTCTTGTTCAAATGGCGATTCGGAGGGAACAAACTGGTCACCGCTTGGCACTCGCCGAACAGCAAACCCATCCGGCTTTCGGCCTGGTCGCGAGCATCTTCGTCGGTCTGGTCGAGCCAGAGCGTAGGACCGGGCAGGTTGGCGATGATGTAGCAGAGGCCAACTTCGGCGACGGTTGTTTTGCTCGATTGAACCGAGGCCAGCAAGGTGATGACCCTAACAGTTGGATCGACCAGAGCTTCGAGCGGTTCCTTCAGCCAAGGCGAGTTGTCGGCTCGGAAACGTCCAGGGATCGGAGAATACGGGATCCCTCGGATGTTGTCCTCGGCCCACGCCCACGGCGGCCTCCGATCGGGCGGTCGCCAGGCTTCACGCCAGATCTGTTGGAGCCTCGGGTTCATGGTGCAGGATTGTCAGGACTTCATCGATCGCCTTACGGGCTTCGGCCTGGATCTCGGCGGCTTGCATCCCAGCTAGAATCGGCGGAAGCTCGGACTCAAATTTGTTGCGGAGAAGGCTCACGGCCTTGCCTGCCCTCGTCGTCCACTCGCGGGCCACTTCATCGATTTGGACGTATTCGCCACGACGGATCGCAACTTTCAGTTCTCGCTCTTCGACCTCGGCCAGCAACTTCCGAGCCTTCAGCTCCTCCGAGTCTTGCGGCCCGGAGCTTGCGGCCTGGTCCTTGATCGCCATGAATTCCTGCCACTCGGAAATGAGCAACCGCCCGTCTGGCCGAGGAGCCGGGCAGCCGACCAATTTCCGCCATGCCTGAAGCGTTCGACGATGAACGCCTAACACGTTAGCCAGCTCAACGTAATTTTTCGCGAACCCGACAGGCACCGGATCGACTGGAACGGTCGGCTCATCGGCCTGGTCGTCAGCGAGTTGGCGAAGCATCTCCCGCTCCGCCTTCGTCAGGCGCTTCCCGTCCGCGACCCGACGCTGTAGCTCGTCCAGATCCCGCTCAAGGACCGCTTTTGCAAGCTCTGGTGTTCGTTTCTTCACTAGTCTGGTGTTCGGATCCTCGTTGCGCAACGAAGATCACAACATCAAGCGGTTTTTACGGGCGTTCTTGCGCGTTGCAGGGAGTTGATTGT